ACCTCTGAATTAGCTAGACCACGACGACGACTAAAGAAAAGTAAGTTTTGTTTTTCTTCTGTTAGTTCGTTGGTAAAGATAATTAATGCGTTAAATACTATCGTGACGTAAAGTAGTCGCCACTCTTGTTGGTTTTTGTTTCGCATGATGATTTGTGAGAATCATCAAAGTTAACGAGCACCCCTCGGTGTTTTAAGGACTTACTCGTCGGGTAAGCTATTCCTTTACTCTCGAAAACTTTGGCAAGTTTTTTAATAGTCGAATACTTGACATCGGCTCCATTCTCAGCCCTCGATATAGTCGAAGGCGAAACTCCAGAAAGAGCACATAACTCTCGTGTCGATAACCTTAAAATATTTCGTGAAAATTTTAGTTGACGTGCGGTTATCATGTGTAGTATAAACTCCCATATGTTGTTTCACAAACGGGACAACTTTAGCGATTAGAATAGAAAAAGTAAATAGAAAAAATATAGCGAGGATAATATGAAGATAAAAACTATAGCGGAAAAGGTCGTGAGTAAATGGCATGATAAAGAAGTTGATGACATTGCAAACGACGTTAAAGAACTAAAAGAGTTACATGAAGATCTAACTCTTTTAAAAGGTGTTGCTGATTCCCTCCGAACATTAGAGAAGAAAGTATGCGAGCGAAGATATTCGCAGCGTGTTGAATCTCGATTGCGTGGAGAAAACAAAGACACCGGTACTGTAACTTTTGATGAGGAAGAATTTTCAGTGAAAGCTACAATACGAAAGGCAGTAACGTGGGACACTAATACATTGTGGGAAGCACTGAACAAAGTAGAAGAAGACTTTGGTTCAGAAGTCGCAAAAAACATTTCTGACATTACTGTCAAAGTCTCAGAGAATAAGTACAAGGATGCAGATCCTCGTATACAGCTTATTCTTGAGGAATCTCGAACAGTTGAGGCTAAAGGGCCTGATTATTATATCAGTGTCGAGGATAAGCTTCATGACTAAAGAAGAAATAGATATTATTTTGGAAGCGTTAGGGGAGTCTGCTTTTGCGGGACTGTTTAAATTTGTCTCGGACCATGACATGAAGAAAATTATTGAAGTGGCCCATGTATTTGACAAAGATAAATTTAATCCTGGTATTGAGCTCCCCACTGTTCGTATTACTATCGAGCCCGTGCAAGATGGTAAATTTAGTAAAGAATATGAAGAATATAGAAGAAAACAACTTAATTAGAAGGAGTAAACATGAAAATAATTAAAGCGTCGGAACGACTACAAGAAACTAAAGGAGCTAAGATTGTCATAGCAGGCGAAAGCGGTGTTGGTAAAACTAGTCTTTTATTTACACTACCTGCTGAAGAGACATTATTTATGGACCTAGAAGCTGGTGACATTGCACTTGGTGAGTGGGGTGGAGATACTATACGACCAGAGACATGGCAAGAAGCACGAAACTTTGCCTGTTACTTTGGTGGCCCTAACGCAAGTTTAAGTGATGACATGCCATATTCACAGGCTCATTATGATGCACTTGTTAAGGATTGGGGAGACCCCGCAGCACTACACGAGAAGTATAAGACACTATTTGTTGATTCAATAACAGTAGCAGGTCGATTAAGTTTTCGTTGGTGTAAACAACAAGACGAAGTGTTAACAGAGAAGACTAAAAAAATTAACATGCTCGCAGTGTATGGATTACACGGCAGAGAGATGCTTGATTGGTTAACACAACTACAACATGTCAGAGATAAGAATGTTGTATTAGTCGGTATTCTTGATGAGAATACTGATGACTTTAATCAGAAGATATACAAACTTCAGATTGAAGGATCTAAAGTTGGTAATGAATTACCAGGTATCGTTGACGAAGTTGTCACTATGAGAATTAATCGTGATGACACAGGCAACTCATGGCGTGAATTTATATGTCATACAGACAACCCTGATGGATTTCCAGCTAAGGATAGAAGCGGTAAATTAAACTCTGTTGAGGAACCGCACTTAGGTAAGTTATTAGCAAAATTAGTAGCACCTAAGACAAAGACTACAGCAGAAACTTTAAATCACAACATACCAAACATAGAAGTACTAACTAAAAAGGAGGCAGTATAATGTTAAATTTTAATGAAGCAGACGAACAATTTTCAGGATCACAACAATCAGATTTTTCACCTATTCCAGAAGGAACTATTGTTGATGTATTATTAACAATAAGACCAGGTGGTGCGGGTGACGGTGGGTTGCTAAAACAATCACAGCGTTCTGATGCACAATATTTAGATTGCGAATTTACCGTAACTAATGGTGAGTTTGAAAGACGTAAGTTCTGGACAAACTTAACAGTTATGGGCGGTAGTCTTGATGACAATGGTAAAAGTAAAGCAGGAAATATTTCTATGAGAACTATTCGTGCAATGCTTGAATCTTGTTATAATATTGAGCCAAGAGATATGAGCGATGCAGCTAAGGCTGTAAGAGTTCTATCATCTTATGGTGATTTAAATAACCTAGTATTTAAAACATCGGTTGGTATTGAAGAGTATAACGATAAGAAGAACAATAAGCTTGATAGAATTATTGTTCCGGGTATGCCTGAATACACACAACCAAAGGGTCCAGATGGTTTAGTAAGACAACCTAAACCCTCAACAGAATCTGTGCAAACTACAGTAGATGCTACCCCAATTGCAGCTCAAGGCACAGTAGCAGAAGCTCCTTCACAGGCTCCTGCGAATAGCTCAGGCAAACCATCCTGGGCATAAGACAGTAGGTAATTATCATTTAACCTATTCCTATAGGCTTGTGGGAGAGCCTATTGTCAAAAATCTCCCACATTAACTAGGAGTGTTCTTTATGTATTGCTGGAAACCTTTAACTAAAGAACAATCAAACATTGTGAAAATTGCAGGAAGGAGAAGAATTTGTGGATTATGTAATCATGTCGGGGCCAATCCTTTTATTTATAGCTATAATCCGATTGGTGGAGATAACATTTTAAATTATTTTGGGTGCATGCAAGCACTTGCTTTTATTAACAAACATACAGATAAGGGAATTAATATGTATACAGGAACAGAACCAGAGAACAAAGCTGTACAAGACACCATAAAAGATGTCGTACCAAATTTTGAGGCTATAGGTTGGGAAACTAAAATAGCTGAAATATCACCAGATCAAATATTTGATTTAGTAACAACATTGTTAGTTGCTTACAGAAATAGATTACACGAAAGAATACAAGAGGATGTTAGAGAGTCGAGTTCGGTAAATTATAAGGCTCAAAATTTTAAAGAATCTTCAGAAGAAAAACCAGATAAAAATAAAAAATATGATACACCCTTTGACGACGAGATTCCTTTTTAAATGATAGATCTCAATCCACCTATAAACAACGGAGATGTTAGTGATTTGGTAATGCCATTCATTGACAATGCTCTGGTTCTTGAAAACCAAAAAGAACCAAAAAGAACTTATCTTGGAGCTTCATCTCTTGGAGAACCATGTAAAAGAAAATTACAGTATCGTTACATGCAAACTCCTCCAGACGAAGGTAAAGATTTTGATGGTAGAACATTAAGGATATTTCAAGTTGGTCATAACTTTGAGGATCTAGCTATTGCATGGCTAGTAAAAGCAAAATTTAATTTACTTACACAAGATAAACAAGGTCGTCAGTTTGGTTTTGATACTGCTGAAGGAGAAATAAAAGGCCATGTCGATGGTATTATAACAGATGGACCTGTTGATTGGTCCTACCCATTTTTGTGGGAGTGTAAATCAGCTAACGATAAAAAATGGAACGAGTTTAAAAGAAAGGGTACAAAAGAAACGAATCAAGTTTATTACGCACAGGTAGTTTTATATCAAGCTTATATGGGTTTAATGGATAATCCTGCCTTGTTTACTGTTGTAAATAAAAACACGCAAGAGATATATTTTGAAAAAATACCTTTTGATGCTAAGGTTGCACAAAGGGTGTCAGATGCGGCGGTTAATATTTTAAAAGCAACAAGCAGTGACGAAATGATGCCTAGAGTAGCAGCGAAGGCAGATAGTTTTTTATGTAGGTTTTGTGAATTTAAGAGTAGATGTTGGGAAATAAAAAATGATAAAGAGCAATCATCTGGACTTCAACCAAGTTGGAAATGATATTCCATCACAGTTTGATGTTACAGATTTTAAAATTAGAGCGAAGGGATCATTAAAAAGCATATTCAGTTATATGTTTCCAAATGGTCGTATACGAGGAAATGAATTTGTTATCGGTGATTTACAGGGTTCGCCAGGAGATTCATGCTCATTTAACTTAGATAAAGATGGTTTAGGAAGTGAGTTTAACGGTGGTAATTCATTCAGTGATTTTATTGATGTATGGTCATATTCACAAAACACTTCGTTTCAAGACTCAGTAAAAGAAATATCAGAAAGATTTGGCATACCTCTACAGCATACATATGTTGAGCCTGCTCAACCAACATACAAACAAGAACCTAAACAAGAAAAAGTTATAGAACACAAGTACTTAGATAAAGATAACAGTTTGTTGTGTACTGTTCTTCGTATTGAAATGGATAACGGAGAAAAAACTTTTAGACCTAGACTAGCAAGTGGTGAATACAAAATGCCTGTTATCAGACCCTTGTATAATATTCCTAA